GTAGACGGCGGTAAGAATTTCCCGTCCGAGGTAGTCGACCACCATCGCAGATGCAGATGTGATCAGCCGGGCCAGCAGAGTGTCGCTGGGCCCGGCGTCACAGGGGACGCCCAGCCAGGCCTTGAGGTTGGCCAGGCTGGTGAGGTCGGAAGGGTTCATATGCGCCCTGCCCTAGCCGGCGGCGATGTTGGTGATCGCGGCCATGGCGAAGGGGGCGTAGACGACAAGCGTCTCTTCGGCATAGACGCCGACCATCTGCGCGCGGGTCGTGACCGGCCAGTCGACCTGGTAGTAGTCGCGCCGCACCTTGACCTCGGCGACGTTGGGCACTTCGTTGGACTGGTACTGTAGCGGCAGGTCCGATGCGTAGGCCAGCACCGTGCCGGGGGGCACGAAGGGGTGGATCTTGATCGGAATCTTCATCCCGCCGTTGAGGAAGGGGTTGAAGTAGAAGTCGATGGCCGCGCCGGCGGTCATCCGCACCTCGCCCTCGGACGGGTTCTGGAAATACTGCAGCAGGGGCGCCGAGCCGGAGGACAGCACCTTGGCGGCGATGTCCTTCAGCTGCTGGCTGTTGACCCAGAGCACCGTGGGCGAGACCTGGTAGGCGTCCCACAGGCCCTGCAGCATGGTGTCGATCTCCTCCACCGAGCCGTGGCCGGAGGAGGTGAGCGTGGTGCCGGTTCCAGCGACGCCGGTGGCCAGGGTGTTGACGTAGGCGCCGCCGGCGCCGGCGCCCAAGGCCGTGGTCAACAGGCCGTCGAAGCCGGTGGCGTTGGTGGAGCAGTCGGCGGTGATCGCCGTGGCCGCCTGGCGGCTGGAGGCCAGCGGGGCGGAGATCGTCACGCTGTTGATGCCGGTGATGGCCTGCAGGGTCTCCGAGCCGGCGGTCCCGACATACCAGGCGTAGGCGACCGCGCCCTGGACCGGGGCGACGGTGGCGCTGAGGGTCTGGCCGAGGGTCACCGATTGGGTGGCGTTGGTGGACTTGTTGGACGAGCCGCCGTTGACGGTGAAGGTCTTGCCGTCGGCGCCGGTGACGGATTTCGACGTGGCGACGCCATTGGCGAGGCTGGAGTTGCGGTAGCCCTCCAGCGTCAGGGCGACGACGATCACCGAATAGGTGGCGCTCGGCAGGGTGGCGCCCGTGCCGGAGGCCGCCGGGACCGGGGTCGCGGGCGAGCCGAGTTGCAGCGAGGCGTTGCCGGCCAGGACCGCCATCTCCTCCTTGAGCATCATCTTTTGCAGGAGGCGCGTAGTCATCGTGGCCTGGATGTCTTCGAAGGTGCGGCCGGCGCTGATGGCTTCCCAGGTGGCCTGGTCTTCCTCGCCGAGGGTGGCGTAGGCAGCGGAGCGGGACTGGGTGACATAGCTCATCTGGCCGGCGCGCTGGCCTTCCGGCACCCAGCCGGTGGCGTCGAATCCGGAGCCTTGCAGACCGGTGATCGCCTTCCAGTTGGTGGCGGTGCCGACGCCGCCGGTGCGGGGCAGGCTTTTGATCAGCGGGGCATTGAACGGATAGAGGTTTTTCGCCGGCGCCTGCAGGTCGTAGGCGACCAGGCCTGTGCCGGTGGTGATGGCCTTTTCGATCTGGTTCGGATTGGCGCCGGCCATGGCCAGGACGTGCCGGGCGATGTCTTCGGACGGCGCGGAGAGGGAGTCGACGACCGCCTTGCGGAGGTCGTCGTGGTTGAGGGGTGCGTTCATGGAGGGCCTCCAGGGGTGGGGCGTGGGGGTGTTGTTGGGTGCGTTGCGGCAATTGCTCCCCCGCTGGGGGAGCTGTCAGCGAAGCTGACTGAGGGGGCGTTTGGTGAGCCACTCGCCCCCTCAGGCGCGCTTTGCGCGCCTGCCTCCCCCAGCGGGGGAGGAATTTAGGTTTGTGCTATCTGAGCTGAATCGGCCGTCGGAGCGCGGCCATGAGTTCGAGGCGGCCGCGGTCTTCTTGCGGGAGGGCTTCGAGGTATTTTTTGACCTCTTCGGGGCTAGGCGTCGCGTCGCCGGGGTTGGCGTCTTCGGCCTTGCCGATGGCGCGGGCGGCGCCGGCGAGGGCCTTGGGCTGGGCGGGCGCGCCGGCCAGGTCGTCGAGGCGTTTCTGCAAGGTTTCGATGGTGGACCAGAGGGCGTCGACGTCGGGCGATGGCGCGGCGCGCAGGACCTTGTCGTCCATGCCGCCGCTGCATTCGGCGCCCAGGGCGCAGAGGTGGTCGTGGGCGGCCTGGATGTGGTCCAGGTCGGCGGCGGAGTTGCGAGCGCCGAGCTTGCCCATGTCCTCGCCGGGCGCGATGACCTCGAAGCCGGGTTCGGCGGGCGGAGGTTCGGCCTCGATGACCGGCGCGGCCTGGGTCAGAGCCTCGCGGGCCTTGACCACATAGTCGGTGTAGCGCCCTCGCCTGCCCGCGGCGGCGGCCAGTTCGATGGCCTTGGCGACCACCTCCGTGTTGCTGGGGCCGGCGGGCGCCTCGGCCTGGTCCGCCTTCCACATGTCGATCACCGCTTCCGGATTGCAGGGGCGGTCGACCAGGCTGATCTCGTTGAGCTTCAGCTTGGTAATGACTTTACGATCCTTCGCATCGCGCGACAGCACCCGGCCGCCGATGGAGAAGCCCTTGTAGACGCCGAGCTGGACCTTTTTCACCGCCACGGGATCGACCACGTGGGCGGCGATCCGCGTGGCGCCATCTTCGCCGACTTCCGCGCTGAGAGTCGCGCCGGCGGCGGTGAGGCCGTGCATTTCGCGAAGTGCGCCGAAACGCATATAGGCCGGCAGGGCCGCCTTCATGGCGTCGGGCGAGACCGTCTCGTCGGCGTCGTCGACAGCGCCCGAGGAGGCCGTGCCGAACACCTTGATGGTGCCGTCGTCCTGGGCTTCGACCTTGGTGATTTCACCATAGATTCTCATGGCTTGAGATGATCTCCTGACGATGGATTGGGTTGGGCGAGACGAATGGAACAGCGTTCATGCTGGGTACAGGTTGGCGGGGCCAAGCTGGACGCTCGCGGCGACCTCGCATTGCGAGACGTTTGCTGGTTTAATCAGATTCAGGGCCGCGCCCGGGCGCGGCCGCCAGAGCGGAGACAGGTCCCATGAACCGCTATCTCAACAAGGTTTTGATCGGCGCCGCCATCAGCGGTGCGCTGGCGCTCACCGGCTCGGCCTTGGCCCAGCCGGCCGGGCAATCGACGGCGCCGCTGAAGCGCTGCTTCTACGCCCGCGACTGGCAGGGCTGGCATGCGCCCAACGAGCACATGATGTATCTGCGGGTGGACATGCATCACATCTATCGGGTGGACTTCGCCTCCAGCTGCCAGGAACTGACCTGGCCGGACGCGCACCTGATCACCACCTTCCGCGGCAGCGATTCGGTCTGCACGCCGCTTGATCTGGACATCAAGGTCTCCGAAGGCCCGCGCGGCATCCCTGAGCCCTGCATCGCCAGCGGCATCTCCGAACTGACCCCGGACGAGGTGGCGGCGATCCCGAAGAAGGATTTGCCGTAGGCGTTGCGCCATATTTCTGAGGCGTCCCTAACCCCTCACCCTCCCACCCCGCTGCGCGGCGCGGGCCCCTCCCTCTCCCTCCGGGAGAGGTGTGGGAGCGCGCCTGAAACACCTCTCCCGGAGGGAGAGGGAGGGGCCCATTGCGCAGCAATGGGAGGGTGAGGGATTACGCTCTCTCAAGGTTGTGACGGTCCCAGCGGATCGCTGGCCTCGCCCACGTCGCCTTTCGGCAATGGTCCCAGCCCTCGCCGGGCCCGCACTTCGTCCACGGTCGCGGAGCCATTCCGCAGGGCCAGGTCGTCGATCTGGGCTTGTTGCATGGGGTCGACCGTTGGGGCGTCGTTCCAGGCGAATTCCAGGTCCGCATAGCCGAAGTCGTCCTGGATGACGCTGTCGATCAGGCGTTTGGCCCAGCGTTTCAGGGGCTCGAGCCCCTCCTCCAGGCCGCGATCCTGATCGGCGCCTGCGGTGGCGCGGTTGGTTTGGCGGACGAAGGCGGTGGGCGGCAGCGAGAAGGCGTAGCAGACCACGCGGGCCAGCCATTCGTCGAAGTCGTCCTTGATCGGGGCGTCCTTGAACGCCTGGTAGCGGGTGCCGGAGGGGACCCAAAGCAGCTTGGCCTGTTCGGCGGTGACGCCACTGAGTTTGGAGTCGAGCCACAGCTGCATGTCGCGCAGCTGGTCGGCGGTCCAGCTGTCGAGGCCGGTGAGCAGGCCGGCCGGCAGGTTGCTCTCGGTAAAGTACGCGAGCTGGGCGGCCTGGCGGCGCAGGACGGTGTTGATGGTGACGATGATCTGCTCGACCGGGCCGAAGCCGTAGTTGTGGTTCGGGCGCGGGTTGCGCGGGGCGTAGATCAGGTCGGCGTTGGTCAGGTTGGCCCAGGCGACGCCCTTGATCACCTGCTGGTAGGCGACGTCCGTCGCGCTGGTGGGACGGCGGCCGGTGTCGTCGACCATGGGATGGATGGTTTCGCCGGGGATGACGTCCAGGCCGATCAGGGCGCCGGCGCGGTTGCGGCGGCGTTCGATGGCCGGAGCGTCGAGGGCGAGGAGATCCTCCAGCAGAAGCCTGAGCCAAGTAGCGAAGGGGGTGGCACCGTCGGGGCGGCGCCAGAAGGCGGTCTGAGCGGCCAAGCGCGGGTCGGCGGGATCGACCCAGGCGCCCTTGGCGGGCTGGATGATCCAGTCCAGGCGCTCGATCTGGTCCTTGCGGGTCTCGATGGCCAGGCGGACGAGTTCGACATTGGCGAAGGCGCGGAGCTGGCGAAAACCGAACGGTTCGTAGGCGCGGGGCTGGATCGCGCTGTTGATCGCCAGCGGAAAGTCGAAGGCGCGGACGGGCTCCTGGGCGATGGGCGCCAGAGGCTCGCCGGGGGAGAAGACGGCCCAGTTCGGTGAGTAGGGGCCGTTGATGGGGGCGCCGGTGACGCGGTAGCTGAGCGAGGTGCGGAGACCGCCGGGTGGGGGCATGTGGTGGGGACTCCGGATTAGATTCAAGTGCCGTTGGCCTGTGCCCCCATCCTCCCACCGCTACGCGGCGGGCCCCTCCTTCCCCCATAAAGGGGGAAGGTTGT